ATGGAGAAAACCTATGGCAAGAAAAAAGGCGAAGAAGTCTTCTACGCATCCGAGCGATCCGGAAAGGTCAAGGGTGTCGCCAAGAAAGCTACGGGAGGCGGCGTGGCAAAAAAGACAGCGCCGAAGCCGTCGAAAGCAAGTGATACGAGACCGCCGGCACGAAAGGCGCAGGAACCGACAGGATATGCAAAAGGCGGTGAGACAAAATCTCGTGTTAACGAAGCCGGTAACTACACAAAACCCACAATGCGTAAAAATCTTTTTAACAAGATTAAAGCAGGTGGAAAAGGTGGTAAGCCGGGGTCTTGGAGCGGGCGTAAGGCACAGATGCTTGCTAAAGAGTATAAAGCGAAGGGTGGCGGCTACAAAAGCTAGACACAACTGACCCATCTCTCTACAATGGTAGGTAGGCTCAAACAACCTACAGGGAGATGACCATGCAAAAGTTGGTTCTCGATGCACTTAATTTTCGCTACAACAAGCAAAAAAAAGAAGCAGAAACCGTCATCAATTGGTACGCCAGCAACTGGGATGAAGAGTCTTTGGACATCATCGACGAAGCCCTAGACAACTGGATAGCCGCGGATGACAAGGTCGTTGCCCTGTATGAGATTGCCGGAGATGTCGACGGCCTAACCAAATATATCTTTGGAGAAACAAATGGCACTAAAGAAGAGCCAACGTTCCCTGAAATCATGGACGAAGCAAGACTGGCAAACCAAGTCCGGTAAACCATCCACGCAAGGCCCCAAAGCAACTGGAGAGAGGTACCTGCCCAAGAAGGCAATTGAGTCTCTCTCTTCCAAAGAGTACGCCGCCACAACAAAAAAGAAACGTGAGGCTACCAAGGCAGGTAAGCAAGTTAGCAAACAACCAAAGAAAATTGCTAAGAAAACCAAGCCTTATCGTAAGACGACTTAACTCAGGAGGAACCCATGGCCATCACCACAGCGATGTGCAATTCATTTAAAACTGAACTACTCGGCGGTGTCCATGATCTGGACACGGACGACATTAAGATTGCGTTGATCAAAGAGAGCCCAACCGGCACCTACAACGCATCCACAACCAACTATTCCGACGTCACAGGCAATTCCGATGAGACATCCGGGTCAGGTTACTCCGCAGGGGGTCAGAGCTTGGATGGTGCTTCGATCACGCTCGACGGATCAACTGCCATCGTGGACTTCACCGATGAAGTATTTACTTCGACCACTTTGTCTGCTGACGGGTGCATCATCTACAACGCAGGCGCATCCAACGCGGCGATTGCCGTTATTGACTTCGGTGGAACGGTATCTACCGTAGCAGGTAATTTGACAATCCAATTCCCAACAGCAGATTCTAGCAACGCCATCATCCGCATCGCATAACGTAGGAGATCGGAGATGTCTTTCTACGGCTCAGACAGTGCTATATACGGAGCTGGTAAATTTGGGGTTGCTCAATACGGGGTCGTAGGAGATCTTCCTGCAATCTTTTCTTCCGACGATGCAATTTACGGTCTGGGCACCTACGGCACGGCTCGATACGGCATCATCGATGTGGAGAAGGGGATATCCGGTGTCGGGTCCGCCACGACACTCGGNACNCTAACCCTAAGCTCTACCAGCACGATTTCCGTAGATTCAGTAGCGGCACAGACATCTCTAGGTACTGTCAACATCGTAGCGGTAGCCACCGGCATTGCCAGCATATCAGGCGTCGGTGCGACATCGGCCCTGACAGCCCCGAATGTAAACGTTGATTTTGACATTGCCAGTCAGCAACTGAGTGCGACACTCGGTTCCACGTCGCAAAACATAGCATTTGAGATTGCAGACACCCCCTCCGTCGTATCCATCGGAACATCCGTACAACAGATACGTCACTTCGTGTCGGGTGTGGGTGGCACAGGAGCCGCCGGATCGACAACCGAGACCGGCACGAACAACCCCATAGCAATAGGTGATCGTGATCATCGAAGAGAAGTGTATGTACGTCCTCAAAAGAACAGGATTGCGTACGTAACGAGTCAGGTAGCATAGCATGTCTCTAAAGTGGCCTAACAAAGATCCGGACGATTTCTTCGACTACAGCATCGACTGGTCGAGATTTCTCGGATCTGAAACCATTTCTTCCGTCGTGTGGTCCATCGTCGATGAGAACGATGTCGAACAGACTTGGACACCCACCAACATCATTAACAACCTACAGCTCATCAGTGCCACGAACAACAACACCGTTGCCACCATTCAGATTGGCATGGGCACGAACCACACGGTGTACGATATCTTTTGTGAGATAACAATGAGCCCCTCCAATGCCGTGGCGAAGCGCAACATCAAGATGAGGGTACAAGAGCAATGAGCTACGATTATATCGGACTGGTCAACGACGTATGTGGTCGCCTCAACGAAACTCAGTTGACCTCTGCTAATTTCAGTAGTGCGACATCCATCTACACGCAAATAAAAGAGGCAATCAACTCCTCCATGCGTCACATCAACCAGTCGCAATTCTACTGGCCTTTCAACCACGCCGAAGAAACGATGACCCTCTCCGCCGGTGTGGCCCGATACGCGATACCCTTTGACACCAAGGCAGTGGACTTTGAGACCTTTCGGATTCGTCGCAACACAACCCTCGATGTGGGCAACGCACGTCGCCTCAAGCCTCTGTCGTACGACGAGTATGTAGATCTATACATCGATCAGGAAGACGAGACGGATACCTCCAAGGGTAGTATCCCCGAATGTATCATCCGATCCCAAGCGGAGGAGTTCATACTCTATCCGTTCCCTGACAAGGCCTACGAGCTGACATTTGAATATTTTACAATTCCGGTAGACTTGATCAACTCGACAGACGTGCCACGCATTCCTGAACGATTCCGCCACGTCATCGTGGATGGAGCTATGTACTACGTCTACATGTTCCGAGACAACCTCGAGTCGGCAACGATTGCTCAACGAAAGTTCGATGAGGGTGTCAAAGACATGCGAACCCTCCTAACCAACGAGTATTTTTACATCAGGGCTGTGTAACGGATATGCCGGATAGGTTACAGACATTTCCGGTTCAGTTTCAAGGGGGTCTGATAACAAACCTTCCTACCCTACAGCACGGGCTACAGGCACCGGGTTCTGCCCGTCTTTTGGTAAATCTCGAACCGTCCATCAGCGGTGGCTATAAAAAGATCGGTGGATTTGACAAGTTCGACTCGAACGAAGTGACCGGAACGGGATTTGATCCGTGGTGTTCACGAATACCAGACGGAGGTGTTTGCCGCTCGAAACACGCACCTTTTACAAGTCATCCGGATCAGGGTGGACACAGGTCACGGACAATGTGACATTCTCCAGCACGGGCATCACGCTCGGTGGCACGGGCAAAGTTAGGTTTGCAAAGATTAAGTTTGGAGCGACCAAAAAGCTGATCGTGTTCGACGACACGAACAAACCCTTGGTGTTTGATGGCACCACGCTCTCTCGCCTCACCGGTGCACCTACGGAAGTGGATGGTGCCACGTTGGGTGTGGAGTACAAGAATCACTTGTTTGTTGCCGAAGACAACTTCTTGGTGTTCACCGCCCCCTTTGATGAAACAGACTTTACACCGGCGTCTGGCGCTGGTACAATTACTTTAGAAGATAGAATTACAAGTCTGAATATTTTTCGTGACCAACTTGTGATTTTCACAAAGAGAAGTATTAAAGTTCTTACCGGTTCGAGCTTGGCAGACTTCCAAGTACAACCAATTACAGACGATCTCGGATGTGTAGAATTTGACACGGCGCTTGAATTTGGTGGCGACGTAATGTTCTTAGGCCCGGATGGTCTACGTCTGTTGAGTGGCACGGATCGTAACAACGACTTTGGTCTTGGTGTCGTATCGAAGGTGATACAGGATGAGGTACAGGAGTTTCTCCGGTTTAGTAGTTCGTTTCACGCGATGGTTATGCGGGACAAAAGCCAATATCGCATCTTTGGGTTCAACTCAAATTTTACCAACGAGTCAACCCGAGGTATCATTGCGACGCAGTTTGCACAACAAGGTGGCACCCCCATATCTTGGGCAGAGACTCGCGGTATCAACGCCTACGTAGCATACAGCGAATACGTTGACGACGAGGAAGTATTCTACTTCGCAAACGCAGATGGATATGTGTACGAGCTAGAGACGGCAAACGACTTCGATGGGGAAGCCATTCCGTTTAGTTTTGCGACGCCCTTCTTACCAATATCCGACCCGGTGACACGCAAGACGGTACATTCGGTGGATGTGTATCTCGATCCGGAGGGTTCCTACGCTTTTTCTCTGTCGTTGAAATATGATTTTGACAACTTCGGGACTATCCAACCACCTCCCGTAGATATCGAGAGCTCCATCTTGGGTGCGTCGTTCTACGGGTCGGCTACCTACGGGTCGGGAAACTTCGGTGGGACAATCCGATACGTTGTCGAAGCCAAGGTCACCGGATCGGGTGACGTAGTTAGTTTGTTATTTGAGGGGGAGTCGTCCGATCCCCCATTTGCATTTGACTCTGTGGTCATACAATACGGACAATATGGGAGAAGATAGATATGGGAACAGGATACGTTCGTAACGATACGGGCAACAACATTGCGGATGGCAACGTCATCAACGCCTCGGATCTCGACGGCGAATTTGATGCCATTGTCGCCGCCTTCAATGCGTCCACGGGTCATAGCCACGATGGCACGACAGGGGAAGGTCCGCAGATTGATACGGCGGGGTTGGCCGACGACGCGGTGACACCGGCCAAGCTCGATGAGACGGGTAGTTACACCGTTGCTCAACTCGACGTGGACAACCTGCGATTGGATGCCAACGCGCTGTCGTCTACAAATACGAACGGAAACGTACAACTCGCGGCAAATGGCACGGGTCTGTACGAGTTTCGGGGTAACACCAACTCTGCAAAGATCGTGCTCAATTGTGAAGTCAACACGCACGGTGTTACAATTGCGAGTCCGCCCCACAGCGCCGGTGCGACATACACACTCGAACTTCCTGATGCGGATGGCACGAGTGG